AAGAACAATGGATGACGGCTATTACTGCGTTATCTGTGGGCGGTACATCGAGGCCGTTGATGGTGTGGTGGTGCATGACAACGTGCCGCACCCAGACATGGCATTTGACGATGAGGAGAGGCCGCAATGACTACACAACTGGTTCGTGATTCTATGAAGTTGATGGCCGATGCTGGTGTAGACATTGTGGACATCAAATGGTTTGACCTGTCTGGTGCATTCACGGACAAGCAACGGGCAGACCTTAACCCCGTGATGACGCACCGACCACCTTTTGACAAATGCTTTGTTGTTTGGCAAGGAAAGACAAGCCATCACCCCAGCTACACCGTCTTGATGATGGTGGCCGGAGATGATCCAGTTGAAGGCATCACGGTGTCAATGTGGAAGGGGCCAACCGGGACTCGACTGATGCCGATCCCTGCCATGTTTTACTTCATTCAGGATGATGACATTAGATATGGGTCTGTCAGCGATGACGAGCCAGTGGACAAGGAGCTTGCAGAACTGATGCTAGCTCAAATTGGCGCTTGGTACGGTGCGATGGATAGACGTATTGAGGCGCACATCCCAACAGTGCGTGACACCTTCACCAACCGCCGTAAGGTACAACAAGGCAAACTGCCAACCTACGACTGGACAACGGTGTGGATTGAGCCATCCAAACCCCGCCAAGAGTCCAAAGGGGGCACACACGCATCACCCCGTCTGCACGACCGTAGAGGCCACCTGAGAAGGCTCAAGACGGGAAAGAACGTCTGGGTCAAGTCCTGCAAGGTGGGTGACGCAAGCAAGGGAACAATATTCCACGACTATGCAGTCAAGGAGAACACATGAAGACCGTATTTGAATTGATTGAGGCCAATGGGCTGACACTGCATGGTGATATTGAGCACTTTGCCGAGCTTGTCCGTGCTGACGAGCGTGAGGCGTGTGCTCAGATTGCAGAAACGGCTGAACCGTACCAAGCTGCTGATTTGATTCGAGCAAGGAGCAACACATGACCTGTAAACACCGTTGGGAGCAGAAGACATGAACCGACTCCAGCAATCGCGTGAGTACTTGAGACAGTACCTCGGTGCGCGTAACTACCCTTGGTTTGTATGGCCTGCGCACCATGACCGAGCACGGTTTTGTTTGTTTGATCTTGGCGGCATGGCATCAGACTGGCGCACTGACTTGCCGTACACAACGTACTACTACCCGCAAAAGGAGCAGAAGACATGACCAACTGTAAACACCGCTGGGAGCCTGTCGAAGACAAACCCCTGTACAAGTGCGCCAGATGCGGCAACGTGATCTGGACAACACTCAAGGAGAAGACATGACTGAAGACGATGACGACATTCAAGACTACGTTGATCTTGCAAAACAAAGAGCCTTTGAGAAAACATTCCATCAGGTTACCCGAAACCATACACTGGAAGAAGTTGCCAGAGAGTTCGACAAGATGCAATCGCTTGGCGATACCGCCGCATCCTTTGCGGCATACGTGAGGAACATGAAAAAATGAAAGATAATGTGTTGAAAAAGCTGCTGGAAGCGCAGAAAAAACGCAGTGAGTACGCAAGCAAGATGCGCGAACGTATGTTGCATGAGGGGGTTGAAACGGTAGGTCTCGACGAACGAGACTGGGTTATCTTGCGTTTGCTGTTCTTACTGTACAAAGAAGGACGCAACGCCAGTGAACCGGAAGCAATAAGAGTAATCAACTGGTTCAATCGGGAGCACCCCGGCTATGGACAGGAGGTATTGCTGGCTGCTTTCTCGCGCCTTGCTGGCGAGAACCGTATCCGCAAAGAGAAGTCGTTTGAACCCTACTGGAAAGAAAAAGGAAAATGGGAATGAAATGTAAATGCCACCCCGATGTACCGTTCCACTGGAAGCACAACCCCCGCCCAAGCATCTTTCTTCAAGACCTTGCGTTCAGAGCCAAGGGCGTAACAGTCAGCACGGATTACAAAGCGTTTGGCATATACAGCCGAGCCAAGCCACACATCAAGCCGTTCCTAAACAAGCACGAGATTTAAACAAGGAGAAGACATGAGCAATACAAACACAGGTGGGCCAGCGTTTCCAGATGGCACAAAAAACGAATGGGGTCATGCACTCAACAGCGGCATGACCCTGCGCGATTACTTCGCGGGAAAGGCAATGCAGTCCTACATGCATGAGGAAATATGGAGCGCTGACATTTACAAATTGGCGGCAAAATGTTCTTATGAGGTAGCCGATGCCATGCTGAAAGCGAGAGATGCATGAACAAAGACAAGATGCAAAACTTCCTCGGCAAGAGCGCGGTCGAAGACGACGAGGGCTGGTCAGAGGAGGTTTGGAGGGCTGGATACCGGGCTGCCGTTGCTGACGCCATAGATATGTTTAAACATCTTGGATCAATTCCGTTTGACGCGGATGAGGTGGTCACGCAGCTTGAGAAGCTCAAGTGAAGTGTCCCGAGTGCGGCACAAAGGTCTTTGACGTTCTGGAGACCCGTGTACGCAAAAAAGATGGTGTCATCGTCAGACGCAAGGAATGTGGCAACGGCCACAGATTCACAACCGAGGAGAGAATCGTTGTATCGAAACCAAAAGCTATTAGAAGCAGTGAGGAGCAGTCCCTGTCAAACGTGTGGCACTCAAGACGGGACGGTAGTCGCAGCCCACTCTAACCAACTGCGTGATGGAAAGGGAAGAGGGCTAAAAGCCCACGACTACCGGATCGCAGCACTGTGCTTCCGGTGTCACATGGAGCTGGACCAAGGCTCCAAGATGTCTAAACAAGAGCGTGTAAACATGTGGGAGGAGGCCCACCGGGCGACGGTGGGCTGGCTCTTCGAGAACGATCTTATTGAACTGAAGCGATAGCTTTCTTGATTGTCTGGATTTGAGAGGTGACGGCGTTCTCTGCTTTTGTGATCTCAAGCAAAGCGTCTCGCTTCTCATCTCCAGTCATCTGAGAAATCCGTATTGCGTTACGCATATCTCTCAAGTCCTTCATGGTCTTCTCTGTGTCGCGGATGTAGTCCTTGAAGGCCAATGTCCCCTGATTCTTGGTCAAGTACTCCACATACTCCTCTGACTCACCCTGCTTCTCCAGCAGGTTCATTGTCCTGACTGTCGTATCGACTGCGTCTTTGAGTTGGTAGTACTGAGTCACATTGCCCCGCGCCTCATCATCCAAGGCAAAGCGCTTGATCACAGGCAGTTGCTCAAACCGCTTGGTAGGCTTGGGACTGTCTCCGAACTGATCCAAGACCATATCTATGGTGTCGATGCCATACATACCGATGGTCCCGGTGTAGCCCTTGATGATGTGATCTACCTTGAGTGGTGACAGGCCGAGAGCCTGACCAATACCCTTGGCGACAATCGATGTGCTTGGCCCGACTTGGAACTTAGGATCAACGTCCTTCATGCCCTCGCTGACGATGGGTCTCCATGTAAACGTGTTGAAGTTGAACGCAGCCTCAATGATCGGCTTTGCCGTCTGAGGGATTGGGTTAAACGCAAACGTGGACATGGCGTTGCGGAACAGAGAGTCACGCAGGTCTTGACCTGTGTCGTCCCCGAATGTGTAGGCGGCAATCCGCTCAGGTATGACTTTAAACAGCACACCTACCTCGAAAGGAATTGGGATACGGGCTCCGATACTTGGGATGATCCAGTTGCTGTCCCGAGTCTCTTGCTCTTGCTTCTTGTATTCCTCGTCATCCGAGACCATGAACCAGTAGGCAGTGGACAGAGCCATCATCGTCATGCCCCGGGCAAAGAACTGGCGCTGGATTGCGGCAGCGTCCTTGTTGTTCATGTTGCCTGTGGAGGCTCGGTAGAACAAATCCAGACCTTGCAGACGGGCGTTGAAGAACGGCACAGCCGCAGTCAGAACTCGGATCAAAGGAGAGTTACCCTTGCGGTGGAAGTTCATCACCTCAAGTGAGCGGTACAGGGCTTCAGCCTCGTTGCCTGTGTCTGCCAAGACACGCTCGTAAATCAAGGCGCGGGTAGCTGCATCAGAGGCGGTGGTTCCTGTCTCCAGAGCATCCCACACCGATGTAAACGGACGGAGCAGAAGAGAGTCAGTGCGCTTGCCTGCTTTGCGCTTGAGGTCTTCTTCCAGTTTAAACCCGGACTGCTCGACGTTGGCGCTGAACTCGTAGCCGCCGATGATGCCAGCGTTCTGCATGGCCTCAAAGCCGGGAGAGTTGCGGGTCAGAGCCTTGCCGAAGCTGATGACCGTTCCTACGATAGGGGTCATCTTTTGGCCCGAAGTTACCCACGCAGACAGTGAGTCACGCAGCAAGTTAGCCATCATGAAGCCGGGGTCCTTGGTCACCAAGTTACGCAGCAGATCGGCTGGCGCAGACAGGATGCCCATGAACGGAAGCTCTGAGAGGTTTAAACTTTTTGTGGCCTCGATCAGCAAATTGTCTGCCGTGCGGTAGGAAACAAGCTGGCCCTTCTCCAAGACATTGATGACGTTCGGCTCTGTCGATGCAACTGGCAAACGCTCTATCTCCATGCCGGGGGCTTTGACCTTACTCGCCACATCAATCGCCCGCTGGGCTGCGTAGTTCTTGATGCCAGCCTGAATGGCTGACTGAGTGTTACGCACCATCGTCTCAAGGAAGTCAGCCAGCGGAGCCTCTTCTACCTTCTTGCCTTTGAGCTTCTTGGGTGGCTTTACGCCCGACAGGGACTGGAACAGGTTTGGTCCCAGAGTTTCCTTACCGTCATCCATCTGACGGTAGAAGGGGATGTAGTCGGCATGCTTGGTGTACTCGTAGCCGCGCTCTTTGGAGAGAACGCCAGTGTCCACCATGTACTGAACCAGACCATTGTTGAAAGCGATCAAGTCTTTCTGAACGTTTACAAACAAGTCCTTTGGGTACTTCTGCTCAAGGAGCTTGGCAAACGCGACGTCGGCCGAGTCAATGCCGCCGAGCCTACCTTCTTTGTTTAAACGCACGCCACGTTTGACCATGGCCCAGTATTGATATTGCTGGTACACCACCGGGTCTCCATAAGCTGCCAAGGGGGCCAGAGAGGCGATCAGTCCCTTCACCTTGGTGTCGATGGTCGTGATGCCGTTACGAAGGATTGGAATACCACCATTACGATCCCCAAGGCCCATAGCGGAAGCTGCAATACCCGCCCCGAGGTCGGACATCAAAGCCGCAGACTCTGCGCTCTGGTCGGCGAGAAGGGCTGCACCGCCCATCTGCTCGGCTCTCTTCTTGTCGTAGACCGACATCTGGTTGTAGCGGTTCAGGTAACGCTGGCGGAAGCTGGATGCGCTCTCAGGAGAGATGGCAGAAACCATGCGCTCAATAAAGCCCTCTCTTTGGCGTCTGGTCGTTGCCTCGTTAATTCGGTCAGTGATCTGCTGCGGGATGGTTGGCAGGCTGTACTTAACCGCAGAGCTGTCGGCAATAGATTTCCTGTACACCACAGTGCCATATTCGGTGTTGTCAAACTCTGGGATGTGACGCACATCAACACCGTCAAACCCGAGGCTCTTTATAACCCGGGTAGAGGCGGAGTCAAGGTACGTGTTGGTAAACATGACATCGTCAGTCAATTCCTTTTTGGCAGACTTAACGGAGGTCAGAATTGCTTTGCGGATTTCTGCGTTGGATTGGTTGAGTGAGAGCGAGTACTCAATCAAGCTTGCAGCTTTTTGCAAATCTTCTTCAAACTCGGCGCGGCTTTCGTAGCCCTTGCCCACCATGCGGTTGACGATTTTTAAACCGTCATGCAACCTTTTGGCCCAAAGATCACCTAAGGGCTTGGCTAAATTAAACTGGGATAAGTCGGCTTGCATCATGGGCCGATCAGCTCGCGTATCAAAACGATTGCGAGCCTTCTCGGGGGTGCTGACAAGGTAAACACCAGTACCAAAATGACCTGTGCCCCTGCCTTCCATCCTGCCAAGAACTGTATCCCGGCCATAACCCAAATCACCAGAGTGAAAGCCGGTGTTCTTCAAGCTGTAACGGATGTCCTTGGACTCACGGCTGAAGTCGCCAATATTGCCGGTGATGGACTTGACTTGGTTGGCGCCATAGACGGCAAGGTTTCTCTCGCCGCTTTCCTTTACATAGAAGGAGTCGAACCCAAGAGCCTTGATAGCGTCTTGCACATCCTTGTCCTCAATGCTTTCCCAGTGACCGAGATTAAAGAAAGCTGGCTGCTTCCCCTTGAGCGTGTTGTTCTGAGCCATCTTGTCCATGACTTGCTGGACATGCTCTGGGTTGGCGTAGTCGAACGGGGTCTCTGCGCGTACCCACAGCGGATACACGTTTACATCCTCACCCTTCTCTGCTCGCCTGCTGCCATAACGCTCGGCTTCTTCTGCGCTGGGGCTGACGAAGATTGGCTTGTTCTCACGGAACTGCGTGAAGATGTCCTGCGAGCCATGGAACATTGGGACTGCACGGCCCTCTTCTACGATCTGGCTGCCGCCCAAGAAGAGTTTAAACTCCTTGGTTGATGGAGGAGCCTTGCCATATGCCGCGTCTTCCGCCTCTCTTGCGGAGGGAAAGTACGTGCGCAGGCTCAGCTTCGGCATCTGCTTTCTAACCTCTGCGGCGTACTGGCTTGTGGCCGGTAAGCTGCCGAGCTGCTGCTCCGGAGTTAAGGTTGCAGCAAAGTCTGCCATCACCTGATCAACGTCAGCCTCTCCAGTAAAGGTGAAATTGACTGGAGGCAGCATAGCCTTCTGATCGGCATACGGACGATCCTTAAGAGGAACGTCTTCCACGCCTTCTCTGAAGTTCTGCCACGCATTCTGCGCCCGTGTTTCGGCGGTAAGCGCCCACCGAGCCAAAGGATTGGCAGTGACGGACATGTGGTTGCGCCAAGCAGCAGCCTCGCCCTTGGGGCCAAACTGAATGTCGGAAAGATTGTGAGCATAGTAGTCATGCACGGCACGAAGCACATCATTGAACAGCATGGCCTTGCCATCTACATCTTTGACGCCAGAGTCTTTTAAGAGCGGGTGGTCTTTGAAGTTAAAGCCTTCAGGACCAAATGTTCCGGCCTCAGTCTTGTAGACCTTAAACTTGTTGTTGTCACTTACATCTCTGCGCATCTCTGCGCTGTTTTTGTAGATGTCAATGAAGTTGCCATCCTCATCCCGTTGGCCCTCGACAAGCTCGACCTTGATTGGCATGGCGTTGTACTGCTGTACAAGCTCTTTGTTTAAAGCGTTGTAGGCGCTGCGCACCAAGGGATTCTTCAGGTCCTTGGTTGGAAGCTCATCAAAAACTTTTGCCAGCAGTTTCTGGCTTTCGACCTGCTTGTTGGTCAGGTCCTTTTGTTTAAATACCTTTATGGGCTCGCCCCGCAGGTATTCGGAAATCAGCCTTGGCGTGACTGTGTCCGTTCCTTCTCTGGGAAGAAGGTCGCTTTGTATGTCTTCATAGGAGATTCTTGCTCCCGATCCTTCGCCGTAGACGTAGAGGCGTTCAACAGATTGTTTAGGTTTTGAACCCTCGACTCCAGCCAAGGCCTGTGCTGCCCTGACGGCTTGCTCGAAACTGTCGAAGCTTGCGAATTCTTGTTCGATGTCATTTGGTGCTACCCAGTATGCGGTTAAGAAGTTTTCTGTGACTGTCTTGCCTTGGGCAACAACTTGCCTCTCGGAGACAGAGAAGCCTTGCAAACCCGTCTGATTGATTATGTCCGAAATCTGCGCGTTGTTCAATTTCTTGCGCAATGGAATTTCGTACACAGGTGTTGCGTAAGAGCCATCTCCGAAGTCATGACCGACCTTGCGAATGGTTGGGACTCGGACATGGATTTGTTGCTGGTTGTAGTTCTCTGCAAACTTGGCAAGAGCACCCATAACAGCTCGTTGGTTGCGCTCGTCAAATGCAGCACTGACAGAGATGGAGGGCTCGCGGTCAGAAAGATAAACACCCTTGGCGTAATCAATCTTAATCTTTGCGCCAGAGCCTTTGAGCAAATACTGCAAGGAGCTTTCAGCGACCTTTTGCAGCAGCTCGTAAGCCTTGTCATCACCTTTCATGGCCTTGCTGTAAAGCTCACGCAGGCCCGGGATGCTGTTGGTTACTGCCGACAAGTTAAAGGTAACCTTCTCACGAATCTCTCGCTCTTCACGCAGGCGAACACCACCAGTGGGTGTAAACGTCTTGTCGTAGCTTGTGCCACCATCGGACACAAACTGACCTACGCCGGAATCAATCCAGTCTGGCTCGTCAAGCTTATCGGGCTGACCTGCAATGTCCAAGACATTGTTGCGGGTTTCATCAAAAGATTGCTGCCCGGTTTTGTATTTCTTCCATTCAGCGCGAATCTTTGGCTTGATGGTTGCCTTGACCTCTTCAGAGAACAGTGCCCGGACAGCTTCCCAAGTGATGGATTGCATCTCTCTGGCGCGAACGCCAGCCTTCTTGGCGGCTTCACGGTAAGCATCGGCGATCAAACCATATGTGCCGCCCACGCCAAGCACATCAGAAGAGCCTGTGCCACCAAAGTTTTGCGTCACCTCGGTGTCCGTCCCGGCCAAAGCTTCAAACAAAGCAGCAGCTACGGCATGCGTGTCGATGGTGACGTGATCAATCTCGCTGTTGGGGTTAGCAATGTTGTTGTAGAAAGAACGAATCTTGTGCTCAAAGCCAAGTTGCTGACTCACGTTTTCACGGCTTCCATCACGGAAGATGCTGACGGCCTTCTCAATCGGGCCGTAAGTTGACCACATCATTGTGGAAGGTGTGCCGTCATTGTTCTTAACCAAGTCACCGAACCCACCCTCTGGGGTAACAATTCGATAGCTCCTTGAGTGGAACGCCTCGTCATATGCTCGAACAAACGCTGCGGCAGACTTCTCGTCCATGTCATTTAGGACGGTGCCAGCCCGAGCAACCCTTTTAATCTTCTCGAAAGCGTCTTGGCGCTTCTCGCGCTCTTTCCTGTCTTTTGTTTCTTTGACATAGCTTTCGGCGTACTTCAGCATGTCGGGCGTCCAAGCCTGATCACCTTGGTTTTTCAAGACATCAATAGCCCGTTCGGCCATCGATACGTTTTGGAACCAATCTTTTTGTGGAGACATTGCCGCCATGATTGCGGCAATCTGACGCAACGACATGTCGTAGTTATCCGCCATCTCTTTGGCGATCTTGTTGGCTCCGTCGTACCAGAGTTTGCTTCTGTTGCGAATGCTAGATGGAACCTTGTTGTACAAGAACATCAAGTTGTTGACGATGTTTTCCCGAAACAACTCAAGGACCTTGTTGTTCGGTGTGCCGTCAGGAATAAACCCATAAGACTTGATAGCCTGAATGGTTTTTTGGGCCATCTTTGGATTGGCCTTCATCGCCTCACGCACAGCCGCCTCGTCAATCGACAACATCTCAGTGATGGGGTCGTAGATGCGTTTAACGCCTTGAGGATTCTGCGTGGAGATGTCGATCTCGTCTGGGTGGGCCTTGCGCAGCAAGCTTAGGCGCTCACCCATAGTCTGCTCTGGCTTCTCGGCTTTTTCTTCTGGCTTGGCTTTCGGCTCGGCCTTCTCTGCCTTTGGCTTGCGAGACTTTAGCTCACCACGCTCAACGCGCTGGAACACATCATCCGCAGACTCAAAGCCAGCACCACGCAGGGCTTGGCCGAAGTTGGCAAAGAAGTTCTTCAGCTTCTTAAACAACGCAGCAATCATGCCGGGAGGCGGTGTAGCCCCACGGTCGTAAGCGCCAAACGCATCAGCGATGGCTTCTTCAACAATCTCTTCCTGAGTCAGCCCAATCTTCTTGTAGGCATCCAGACGGCTCATCTGCACACCGTCCAACTCAGAGGTCTGGCCCTCCAAATACTCCTTGATCCACTTCTGGTTGGCTTGCTCGGTCAAAGCCTTCCATTGCTGCGGAGTGAAGAAGCCCAAGTCCTTCAGCGCATGCATGGACTCATGGCGCATGGTCTGGATGGGGTTTTTCTCTTCCAGAGAAACCTTGATTAACCTGTCGAGGTAAGCGCCACCCGCATTGTTTTGTAGCTGCTCAACAACGTTTAAACCTACGTCGCCAAGATTGAACTTGGCCAGCATCGGTTTGAGGGTCTTCTCCAGCTCCTGCGTGCGGGCAGTGACCTCTGCCTGTTTAAACACTTCGGGCTCACGCTCTCGCAGCGTGGTCTCGGCTTGCTCCAGAGTTGGGAAAACGCCGACAGGCTCTTCGCCACGGTTAACGACAAACTCATTCTGCACATCGGTACGAGAGCCGATAGGGGCAAAGCTCAGGGGTGCTGAATAGCTGTTGATCTCAGCAAATATCTCTGCAAACCTGTCATCTGCTGCTTGCTCTTGTTGAGTGAGCAGCGCCTTGGCTTGCACATATTCATCGGTGTTGGCCTTGCCTGTGGCCTCCATGACCTCAAGTTTGCGACGAGCCTCCTCAATCGGCTTCATGATCTTGTCGCCCTCTGCCATGAGACGCTCTTGCTCTTGCTGGCGAATCTCGGTCAGGGTTTGAAGCTTCTTCTCCACCTCTTCTTGGGAGGCAACAGTGGTCAATGGCTTGTCCGAGCCTTGGGCAAAGATGCCAAACGACTCAGGAACCTCTTGGCGGGAGATTTCTCTGCGGGTGGCCGTGTAGCCGCCGGGGAACTGTGTGGGTGGCTCGACTGGCTCGGCTGCACGCTCTTCAGCAGGGGCAGCAACTGGCTCAGCTTTACCAAAGCCTTTGCGGAACTCTTCCTCTTCTTTCTTAAAGGCATCCACGGACTCTGGAGGCTTGACCTCGGGACGGGCCATCGCAGCGATGGGGGCAGCGCCCAGAGCGCCTGTAAGCGCTTCCTGCGTGGCAGCACCAGCCGCGCCTTTAAATGTGTCTACGTCGTACCCAGCTCGCTGCAATGCGATGTTCTGGGCAACGCGCTCTTGACCGCCTTGGGCGGCTTCTGGGACAGATTCTTTGAGAACCGTCTCTCCAACTCTACGGGCCATGCCGGGGGCTGCCCCTGCGCGGCCAGCTTTGGAAAACAAGTCCTCAACACCCTTGGAGCCAGCAACAAAACCAAGACCGCCGCCAAGGGCGATCTGATCAAAGTTCCCACCAAAATAGGATTGAGCTGCGTCAGCCTTTTGCTTGGCAACCTCTGGGTCTACACCAGCTTCGATCTCAGCACGAAGAACGCCGTCATAGATAGAGCCTTTGACAGCGCCAGCACCTTGGGCTGTGCCGATAATTTTGGGGGCTTGCTGGGCAACGGCTGTAATCGCGCTCAGCGATCTTCCGGTAAGACCCATAGCAATCGCAATAGGAGATGCCAGTAGAGCGGGAAGATAAGGAACAAACGAGCCAATGGCCTGCGCGGCAGACTGCAAAGGAGCTTCAGCAACGTTTAAAGCACCAGCCTTGATCTCTTGCAGGGTGCTGCCGGACTCTTCGGCAGCCTTCATCCGGGCTGCTTGGCGCTGCATCTCAGCTTGACGCTCAGGGGTCATGCTCTGCTGGAGGCTTTCTACACCCTTGCCGAGCTTAGACGAGACAACGTTCTCAGCACCAGCCACATCGGTAAGCGCCTTGGTGCTTCCAACAGCACCAATACCAAACGACTTAGCTATGTCTCCAAAGGAAAAGCCAGCATCTTTGACTGGCGGGGCCGCTATGTCGTCAGTCAGCCACTGGTTGTTTACCAAATAAGCCTTCTGGCCCTTGTCATTGGTTGCAGTTTGACCAACTGGAACCCACTGATTGTTAACCAGAGCGACCGTTTCGCCCGTCTGTGGATTGGTGGCTGTTTGGATTGCCATGTTCAGTTCACTTTAAAGCCGGGTGGAGGTGGTGGAACTTTACCTGATTGGCTGGCGCTACCCGAGCCTCCGCCTTGCTGCCGTTCAAGCGCAGCAAGGTTGTCCAACGCATCTTGCTTCATTTTTGGCGACATCGGCATAGAGGCAATCTCCACCCTCTTCTTCGCAATCTCTTTGCCCAAGGTGTCTTCCTTGTCTCCGCCACGCTTGATTCTTGAGATTCTTGCGAGAAACTCTTCAGCTTCTTTGGGTTTGTTTTGGGCAATCAAACCAATGTAGGTGGCCTCAATGCGCTCGGCCTCGCTAGGACGAGACTCAGCGGCACTACGCAACTGAGCAATTTGCATGTTGTTTAAACGATCAAGCACAGAGTCCATTGACCGCTGATCCACATTAGCAAGCTGGGCCAAGGTTTCTGCGCGTGATTTCAGGCGATCTTGGAACGACTTGTTAGCAGACTCCATGGCTCTGGTTCGAGCACCAAACAGCTCTTTGCCGCCTTCGTATTCGCGTGTATCAATTGCCGTCATCAGTTCGTTCTGACGTCTCTCCATTGCCAGCTCTTGAGCGCGTTTTTGCTGCTCATTTGCGGTGTATGCAGGGCCAGTGCCGGACAAGCCTTTGTACTGACCAGCCTGACCGAACACACGGATCAAGTCATCCAGACCTGATGGACGGGTCCTCTCGAACGCAGCACGTTCACCAGCAGCACGCTCCCTTTGCTCTGCCATGCGTTTTTTCATGAACTCTTCTTGCATGGCTTCTGGAGACAGGGCTTTTTGCTCCGCAATGATTCCTTCTGGCGTGGGCTTGACGTTTGGCTCGTTTAAAGCAGCATCTGCCTGCGCGAAATATGGGGAGCGGCTGGCTGCGGCAGGCAATCCTGTTTGTGCAGGTTGCGTGGCTGGACGAGCGGCATCTGGACGAGGAGCTGGGCGCTCTTGTCTGGGCGCAACAGGACCCGCACCGCGAACATATGTTTGCTGGGTTGGTTGCGGACTTTTCATTGCCGGGACTGGTGAAGATGGCCGCTGTGTGGCTGGTTGATCGGCAGTGAGAGCCGCAATCTGAGCGCGAACTTCTCCAGCCATCTCGGGGGCAACATAATCCAACTCATTTGCCTTTTTCTCAAGCTCCGCTATTTTTGCGGCAACGGCTGCTTTCTTTCGATCCTCCGCAGCCAATTCAGCCGCTTGCGCAGCCAAGTCTTGGTCTCTTAAACTTGGCGTACCCATGGTGTCTCCGCCATTACTAAAAGCAACGATGCCGCCGGGTTTAAACGCAAATTGAACAGGCACAGAAGCCAGACCGCCGCGAGCTGCCATGAATGGGGCTTGGGGCTGAGCTTGAGGTTGAGGAACGCCAGCGGGTGCAGGCATAGGGCCGCGAGGCTGCTGCTGCTGCGCTTGTTGCTGCTGCATCTGCTGAAGAGCCATCAAGCCAGCCTTCTGCTCTAGCTGTTCCTTAATGCTGGGCTGGGGGCCTTGCGCTCCACCCTGCGTGGCAGCCATCTTCTTCTCCGCGATCTCCCGGCGCTGCAACTCACCAAGCGCCAAATAAGGCGGAACCTCGGGATTCATGCCGTCGGCATATTGCTTGAGCACCTGTGGTGGCAGGTCTTTTAAACGTTCGTTGATTTGTACGAGATTCATAACACCGCCTTACTTGGGGGTTGTTGGAGCAGGGGTCGCTGGGGCTGTTTGACCCAAAGCTGCAAGTTGTTTATACAAAGCACCCAGCCCAGCAATATCGCTTTGGACTTTAGCAAGGCCAGTTTGATCTGACGATGTGGTGTTTGCACCAATCGGGAGACCTTGCAGCAAGTTAAGCTGGTACTGAGGAATCTTGTAAGCAAAGTCACGCTGCTCTTCAAACTGAGTTTTGTCAGCAGCCACGCCTTGAGCGGTAATGTCGCGCTGAGTTTCGCCCAACTTGGCCAACTGATCGACAGTCTTAAGACCAAAATCTGCACCGTACCTGCGAGAGGCTTCCTCGGCTTCGGTTTCTTTGTTGAACTGACCAAGGCCTGTGTCGTAAGCCGTCTTGTAGCCAGTGCCGATTATCCCGGCCTGCTTGTCCAGCAGGTTTCGACGGGCCTCCGACTCCATGATGGCTTGGCGACTTCCGCCGTAAGCACCTGCTTTGGTCATTCGACCAGCATCAGCCAAACGCTGAATGTCCGATTGACGCTGCAACTCTTTCAATTGGGGGTCAAGTGAAGCTTGCAGATACGGGTTCATGTACTGCTTTGCCTGATCCACTCCAAACCCGCCAACAAACTTGCCGGGCTCAAAACCAGCGGAGGCGATGTCGCTTGCCCCAAGAAAAGCTTGTTTCTGGAGGTCGGATTCGCCAGCCGTCAATGGGCCTTTGTAGGCTTGGTAAGGGGCCTTTGCCAGCGCAGCGCCTTGCCCCAGAGCGTTGGTCACATAGTCGCCCACCCATGGAGATAGGGTAGATGTGCGGGAGGTATCCAAAGGAACGCCTGCGCCAGTAGAAGCGCCACCAGAGCCACTTCCCCCTGTTGCATTCACTGAGCTGCCTGTTGTTCCATCAAATCCTTTAACGGAGCCGCCGCCAGCGTAAGCGGCAGCCAGTCCACCCATGGTGAACTCGTCAGGGTTGATTTCCTTGCCCTGCTTGGTCGTGCCGGTACGGGCCTGACGGATGCGGTCCATCATCTCGTAGAGCTTTTGAGCGCCAGCATCAGAGTTACCGTTGCCCAGATGAGATACCACATCAGCCGGAATGACAAACTCTCCATGGCTGAGCGCAGCAGGTTGCTCGCCATCAATGCTACTTGGGATTTCGTCAGCCATTCCATCTGTTTTTCCTTGCAGGTAACGTCCTGCGTCAGCGATGCCGCCTTGTGCCATTTTGATTCCGCCTTGATCAGCGTATTGCTCTGGTGTGATAACTGCGGGCAGGCCAGTGGATGCCTGCGCACCAGTTGAGCCCCCAGTGGTTGCTGGTTTTGGATTCCAAGATGTTGGCATCTTGCCTACATAGGGGTTTGGAGCCTGAGCAGGAGTGGCTTGATAGGCGGCTTTAATGCCAGCAGCCTGCTGATTGGATGCGGCTTGAGCGGCGGCAGTGTCTCCTTGCGCTGCAAAGCGCGGGTCGGTGAAATACTGACGGCCAGCTTCACCGGGGCGACGATTGGGGTCGTTGTATTGAATCTGCTCACGGACCACGTCCATCTTGGGAACTGGCTTGTTGTAGCCGCCAGAGTCACCCCTATTCATTAAGGTGTACGCGCCAACGCCAAGGGTTGCCAATTTTGCCGGATCAAATTTGCCGTTTGTTTTAAGCAAATCAATTGCTTTTGCGCCGTATTTTTGTATGTAATTGGAAATGGCATTACTGCCACTAGAAAGGTTACCAGCCTTGTCTGCAAAGCCGCCTTTCTCTGTGTTGTATGTAAAGTCAACGCCGCTACTGTCTTTAAAAGTCAAGTTACCGGAGTCATCAAGCTTGTAAGCGTTGCCAAGTTCGTCTTGCAAAAAACCTTGCCCCGCCAAAGCTTCGGATGAAGTCAGATCGTAATCTTGTGACTCGCCCCCGGTAAAGTCAAATTCGTAGTCGTCCATTTTCGTTCCTTTAGCGTAAGAGGTTTAGCAGGTCATCTGCCGTCATATCCTCCGCCAGTAGGTCGTCAATGTACCCACCTGCGGCGATTTTAGTCGTTTGCTGTTGTTTTGTGGCAGCTTGTTTCTCAGGACTTGGCTTGAAAAAACCAAAGTCCAATTCACTGCCAATATCCAAATATGGTCCCATTTGCCCGTAAATTGGCGTGCTGACCTCTTGGGCAGCCTGAAGGGCTTGTGGCAACTGCTGCTGAATGCCTTGCAATTGCTGCCGCCCTTGGGACAAATTGGACCTGATGTTGGCTCTTCGGGCTTCTTCTTTGGCGGCAGCATCTTCCCGCTCTCGTTGGCGCTGCGCCTCCAGCAAGTCCGCATCTCGCTGGCGCTGAGAGCTGGCCAAATCAGCTTGCCTCTGGGCTTCATTGGTTGCCAGTTGGCCATACAAACCTGTTGGGCCAAGGAACGAACCGACTGGGGCGGTCCAATCCGTCTTCACTCCGCTGACCACCTGAGTCAGGAAGTCAATATCGGCTTGCGTAACTTGCTTGTCACCCGTCACATCATAGGAAAGATCAACCGCACGCTGACCGCCAAGCATTTGGCTCATGGCGTCGATGTCAGCCTGTGTGGCCGCACGGCCCTGAGTCCCGACCAAATTCTGAAGCTGCTGGTTCTTAGTGTTCAGCTCCCCAATAGCCTGCTGGGTGGCCTGCTGGTAGGTCTGGCCCTGCTGCATCAGCTCGTTGATGCGGGCATCCACTTGCTCACCAAGGCCGGTAATCTGGGCTTGGGTTTGCTGCTGCGCCAAGTTGATGGCAGCCGTCAGGTCCATACCCTGCTGGGCCATGTCATTGGCAAGGGCTTTCTGCTCGGCAGTTAGGGCGTTGTACTTGGCCTGCATGTCCGCAGACAGTGCGCCAATCTGACTTTGGGTCTGCTGTTGCGCCGTCTGGATGGCGGTCGCCAGATCGGTGCCTTGCTTTGTCAACTGATCGGCCAAGGCCTTCTGCTCAACCGACAGGGCATCGTAGGCAGCCTTTACCTCTGCGCTTACGCCAGCCAACCCGGCGCCAAACTCAGTGCGCAAAGCGGCCTCGGTCGTGCCCAACTGGGTGAGCAGGCTGGCCTTGGTCGTGCCCAGCTCAGCAGCCACAGACTCGACGGCAGCAGTGATGGCTTGATCGCGGGTTAGCCCCATGGCTTCAGCGGCTGCAATGGCTTCCGTTAGTCGGGTCTCGACATCAGCAATCTGCCCCGCAGTCTCAGCCTTTGCGGCAGCAATTGCGTCTTGCAATGTCTTGCCTTGAGCAACCAGTGCATCGGCGGCAGCTTTCTGCGCAGCGGTCAGGCTGTCGTACTGAGTCCGCATCTGGGCCTCAAGGTTGGCCTGTACTGCGGCAATCTCTTTGCCAAGGTCTGTGCCAAGCCCGCTGATGCTCTTAGTCAGAGCTGCAACGTCTTTCTTCTGGGCGGCTGCAACAGTGTTGATGGCTTTTTGAAGCGCGGCATCGCGGGACATCCCGGCTTTTTCATTCTTCGCTACTTCAGCAAGAATATCCCTCTCGGTTTGGGCCAAGTCAGTGGCAAACTGCGTCTTTAGGTCGGCGGCAGTCGTGCCAAGCTGCTTGAGCAGATCGGCCTGATTGGTTCCAACTTTCTGAGCCAAGCTGTCTAAGCCAGCTTGGATGGCTGCGTCACCCTCAAGACCAGTGTCTTTGGCGGCTTGGATTTCGGCAGACAAGCTGTTTTTCAAATCTGCGAGTTGTGTGGCCGCAGTGGCTTGTGCTGCGACAACAGAGTCCAAACCAGCCTGCAACTTCGTTACATCCCCGCCGAGTGCTGTGATCTGCGCATTCAAGTCGTTTTTAATGGCTTCCAGCGCAGCAGGATCAATATTGGACTGAGCGCCCAACTGCTCAATCTGCTGGAGCAGTGAGTTGTATTTTGCAGCGTCCAAGTTTTCTGTGGCTTTTCCGGTAAGCCCAGTCTCGTCGTATTGCCCAATAAGCTTCAAAATGTCAGCTTGCGTTGGCTTGTTTAAACCTAGAGCTGCATAGGCGTCTTTAGCTTCTTGCTCAGTCACCAAGCGAGGATCAATGTACTGCTCAAGCTCGGCGCGAACATTTTCTTGGTTGATGCCAGAACCTTGGCGCACATAAGAAGCCAACTCTTCTGGTGTTGGGACGTAGTTAAATTCAGCAAAGAACTTCTTTGCCTCATCCTGCGTGATCTGACGTGGATCAACGTAAGCTCCAACATTCGTCCGAGCATCAGCTTCTTTAATCTTCCCAGCAAAAGACATTGCCTCTGCGTCGGTGAAGTTCGTGTACCCGAGGTCCCGCATCATCTGCTTGGCCTCTTCAAGGGTTGTGGCTAGTGGGTTGTATTGTTCTTGGATGGCTTTGAGAGTGGACGTTTCGTCTTTTTGCCCAATAAATGCATTTATTTCATCCGGTGTTGGATCGGTATAGCCAAGATTTATCAACTCCTGACGGGCTTCTTGCTCATCAACAAACCTTGGATCAACGTAAGCTGCAAGCTCATTCTTGACGGTATCTTGATTGATACTTGAGCCTTGGCGAATAAATTGGTCAACCTCTTCTTTGGTTGGCTTGTAACCAATTTCTTTGAAAAATTGCTCAGCCTCTGCTCTTGTTACCTGCCGAGGTTTGGTGTAGGTATCAACCTGAGCTTTGATCGCTTCCCGTCCTGCGGGGTTATCTTTTATCAACGCCCTTACTTCTGATTCTGTGAATGTGTAATTAGAGTCATCTAAAACGGTTTTAAGGAAATCGTACTGAGCTTCGTTTCTTTGCTGAGGCGTTGTCGTCAACAAGTTGTTGAAAACTGTGTCGTAGCTCGTTTTGCTTGTAACCTGATTGGTAAGCATGTCCAGAGTTACGGGGTCGCCAAGCGCGTCTGTTCCGACAATGTAATTTTGGTTTGTCACCGAAGACGGCAACACATCCTTCAAAAACTCATAGCTTGGCAGGCCACCAACAGGGGCGGCTGTTAAGGTGCCCAGCGTTATCGCATCACCATCTTTTGATTGCCCAATTTGCGCGGACAAATCAAGCGTCTTCAGGTCAGCCACCTTTGTGCCGGAAGTAAATTCCTTCCAAGTCATGTTGTTGCCAGCAGTGTCCTTTGCAACAACGACGGCATCGCGTATTGAAGTTGGGGCAACAAGGGTTCCGGTTGTTCCTGCGGAAACCATGGCGGAGTAATAGGTTCCAGCCAGCGCGGCATTTATATCCGTCTTGCCATTGATGAGATACTGGGAACTCAGAGCAGTAGGCAGTGTCTGCATCATCTCTGCGGCAACTTGAGCGCTAACAGCACTTCCGCCCCTTGCAATGACTGTGCCTATGGTTGCGTCTTTTACGCCCTTGAACCAAACGTCAACCAAAGCTTTGTTGGCAAGGTACTCGGTTGGAATTGTGATTGCAGCAGCAAAAGTCCCTTGCATCAAACCGGCTTCTCTGGCTTGGTCAGCAGGAACATTTTTTGCCAAAAGGGAGCGCTCTACCGCAGCACCTTCTGCACCAAAAACCTCAACAGTTTCAAAGAATGTGGTTGCCGCTTTAACAGCCCCGGCAACAGCAAAAGCAGGAGCGCCAGCGATTAAGGCCGCACCAGCCGCAAGGCCAGTTAAAACAGTTGGCGCTTCTTGTCCAAACTCTTTTCCAACGTCACCCCAGAAGCCAATCGGATATTTAGCTGCGCCTTGAGCAAGAATTTTCCAGCGATCAAGTTCACTGTCAGCCTCGGCAGCAAGTTTTTGAACTTGAGCCATTCGTTCTGTTTGAACATCAGCGCCATAAACCTGCTTTTCTTTGCCGTAGGCCTCCAACATTTGACCGGCTTTGTAAACGGAGTTACCTAGACCTTCTCCTGTAGCCAAAGAATAAGCGTCGGCATAAGACTGAACCAGCTTACCCAGACCTTGCGCCGTGGTAGCAAAGGTATTGGCAAGAACAGTTGAGACTTGATCTGTGACGCCCGGCTTGCCAGCGGACATGAGCCGCTGCGTTTCGGCCATGGACTCGTCCGTGGCTGGCTTGATAGCTTGGCGCAGCAATCTGTTGGTTTCAGCTTGCGACTGATTTTGCGTCTCCAAAATGGTTTTGGCTTGCTTGAAATCAACCGCATACACCTTGCCGTCTGGGCCAACAAAAGAAAGCTTGTTGTTTGCAACGGCAAGCGCTGCGGCATCCTCGTTGGTCGCAGCCTTCGAGCCATCAAACGGAACATTCTTATTCGTGGTGGCGTATTCAGTTTTGTACGTCTTGGTTTCACCCGTTTTAGGGTTTGTCCACTCAAACGTTTTACCGGGGCCAAGCCGCTTCATGGCATCGCCAAATGCCTTGTTAAACGATGACGAATTTTTTATCTCGTCTTTAATCTCGCCCTCTTGCTCAGGCGTCATGATCTTAAATGACTGGCCACCCCACGTATAGGCCTCATAGCCCATTTCAATGGCTTCGTTCTGCGCTTCAATCTGGCTTTTGTATTCACTGCCATCAAAATACAACTGGCGCTCTACGGCCAAGTATTGGAAGAAGTCTGTAACAGCTTTTTCTGGCGCACCGACCACGGATTTGATTTGAGCTGGTGTGATGTCGGACTCTTTCAATCCAGCACTTTTCAGCAGTTCAATTGCCTCGGCCTCTGTGGTTTCGTTCTTGTCTTTGATGTAATAATTGTAAACAAGATTTTCACCCTGAGCATCGGAGCGCCCAAGCATGTCAAAGGCTTCTTCGCTGGCAAGCCACTCCTTTGTTGGCTCTTTGCCGTACACAGCTTTATAAGCTTCAGCCAATTCACTGGAATCAAAAGTGGCTTCGTCGTAACGAACATCAGAAACAAATTTTTCGTACCCGTTTTTAATTCCACCTGACTCTGCAAAATCTAAAAGTTTTTCATCAGTCAAATCTTCGCCAAAGTTTTTCTTGTAGTCCGCTTTTACTTCTTGAACTTCCTTGTAATATTCTTTGACTTGCTCGTCAGCTTGTCCTTCCGGTATAGAGAGCAAATCGCTTGCGTTCTTTTCCGACAAAGGGATGCCAATTTGTTTTGACGCATCCGAGAGAAATAATCCACCTAGCTGAGCTTCTTTCGCAAAACCAATGGACGCAGAGAGCATTGAGGCTGGGTTGCCTGACTTTAAAGCCCTGACAAAATTTGCTCCATTGACTGCAACTTTTACGTTGGAGTTACCCGTCAATGTTGCCGCCGCCAAAGAAGCGCCCGTAAAATCTCCCTTGCTAATAGCCGAGGCAACAGCGGCATACTGCACTGGACGCATTAAATCTTCGGGAATTGAAACGCCAATCTGAGGAGAAAGGCCCGCCAAAGAAGAGATAATGCCTTGCAGGTTGCCTTTATCCAATGCGTTTAAAAGCTGAACACCCTGCGTCACTGTTTGAATTGTGCCTGCGTTTGTTGCAAGCCAGTTGGCGGCGGTGTTTTCTACGCCTGCGGCCACGTAATCGTCAAGGGTGTCAATGTCAAACGACTGCGTGCCAATTTCAGTGGGCAAAGTATTGTACGCTTGACCGTATGCCTTAGCAGCCCCAAGAGCGCTTAAAACCGCACCCAAGGTATTGCCGTTAGCGGCTTGCCCAATCGCATTCAGCGCCATGGTAAATGGCTGATGCGGACCGGGGATCATTGAGGCTACGCCCAAAATACTGGAAATCGCGCCCCAGTCGCTTGTAGACCCACCGTACTGGGTGTAGAAGACGGGCATCCCCAACTCATTAAAACTAACCCCGAAGCCCGTGGAACCTTTGCCTGCGAATGTACCGCTCCAAATTGCGCCCCCAGACCTGTCATACTCCGAGGGCATTATTGCGCCAGTTTTTTTGTTGCCGTAAGTCTCTCCGAGCTTCAAATACGCCTTACCATCCTTGTTCACAACGTAATTTAGTTCGTTGCTGTCAAGAGGACGTTGACCATACACAGTCCCGCCACTACCATCTTCATTTGCGCCCCCTAGATCGACAGTTGCGGTGTATACAGATTCAACTTTGGCGTTTTTGGGAACCTCATTGAATACGTAATAAGTTACCCCGTTCATTTCATCATAACGAGTCTCCATGGTGTAATCACCAGCAGGTGGCTTATCATTATTTATGATATATGCGGGATTTACGCGTGGCGGGGGATTCGCAGAGTTAAAAACTTGACGCCCGTTGTAGTAACGAGCTTCATTAATAGGCTCAAGAATCGGAACTCTGCCAAAATCCTCAAGGCGCTCAATACCTATAGAGGCCAGTTTACTTGCCATAACGGATGCGTTTGCATCGGCAGACCCAAAACCCTCCCCTGACCACTTGCCCGTGGTTCCTTGTTTTAAGATTTGAGATTTTAAGTTACCTTGAACATCTTTGCTTTTTTCTGTAATCCTGATTTCTTCTCTAAGCTTATCAAAATACTCAGTATCTTTTTTAAAGTCTTGACCTCTTTCAGGCGCGGTTTCAGCTACTCTCTTTTTGCCTAAATCGACTTGCTGACTTGGTGTTAAGCCTTCATATTTTTTATATTCTTTTTCAAAAAGTTTATATTGTCTATTTGCCAAACTTTCTAAAGATAAGCCTTTGTCGGCAATTTTTTTAACTGCCGCATCTAACTCTCGCTCGGTTGCTGCGATGTCAAAATAGCCCGGCTTTTTCTTATTGTAATTAACGCGATATTCCAGCAGGTTGTATGCCCTGAGTGCTAATAATTCTTCTGTCGTGGTGGTGTGATATAAGGACCGGTTAATATCACCATAAACTGCTGTGGTTAAGCCTCCTTTTGGTGGAGGCGGTTTTAATTTAAGTACTGGATACTTTGCCGTGAGCATGTTTGTTGTTCCGGTCATAATTTTTCCTTTAGCCAACTTTCCAATTTGTGCCGTCAGAATAAACCGGAACAGCCACTGCTCCACCGCCCACTACCGTAGCGCCAAATGCCGGAGCCAGCGCGTTGGTCACAAAAGACCGAGCGCCAACACCTGCGGTAACCGCGCTGGGCAGCGTGGCTACAGTGTAATTTACCAGCGGTGGCAAAACATCCGAAGACTGCAACTGATCCAAAATTGCGTTGAACCGGTTGAAGTACAGGCGCAAGACGTTGTTGAGCTGGTCTTGGTATGGCCGGGAATACTCGTCTGTGGCCTGCGGCAAAGCAGGCGGAGCTATCCTTTGAAGCTGGGAATCTGTTGAAACAACCATTGTCATGCGCTCATCTCCTGCCGTCTGCACGCATATCAATTCGCGGAGAGCCAAGCTGCCAGTTCACGCCCACCCCGGTGGACTCTACCTTGATGATCAGTTGACGTCCACGCACACGGGTGAATATCTGGCCCGTGAACTTTTCAATCGGCAGGATTGCGGTTCTTGTGATGTTTTTAAAGCTTACCCCGCCGACTGATTGGTTGGCTTCAGTGTCGGGCACGTTGTACCCGGAGCCTGAGTTCTTCATTGGCAGCAGGTACATGGTGGCCTGTGGGTTCTCTACGCTTGACCCGCTGAAGGTAATGTCCGGCAAGACGCGCCACACGAACGAAAACTGATGACCGTCGTCCAGATCAAACTCGGCAGATGAGATGTATGAGGTAATGGCCAACGGCGTACCAAGCACGTTGTCATCAACACCCAGCTCATGGTTGACGATGTTGTGCTCGTAGGTGGCAGCAATCGGGTAGTTCCGGATGCCCGAGTCAAGCCAAGCCGTGCGGCCCATGCTTCCGTAGTACCAGATGTCTTCCAGATAGTTGTAAACAACATAGCGATCTACGATGTTTGAGTTGGCCGTGCAATAGAACCACCATATTTCATTGAAACCCTCATTGGTTCCGGCAAACACTTGCTCGTACTGGACCGTGTTGATGTCTTCAAAAATGAACTTGCGCAGGTCGCAGCGCAGCGTCTGGCTGCGTCCGTCATACTTGTAGAACTTATCCTTGCCCATCCAGTAAGCCACGCCGTTTGCGAATGCCACGGCGTTCTGTCCCACGATGGAGATGTTGTCGCCCATGAGCTGAGCGCCCCACCCATCAGGCGCTCCAAGGAACTGCAAGGAGTACAGGGCGGCATCCGTCCAGACAAGAATCTCCTGCCGGGACTGGGTTGCTGTGATGATCTCTGACCCTCTGGATAGCTGCAAAGAACCAGCTTGAGTTAATGCAGAAGGAACCCAGTTTGTCGCGTCTTCTTGATCTGACCAGCGAACCAACATGGGGTTGATCGTGGAGGATAGATATTCATTTGTGCCAAAAGCAAAGACAAACCGGCTTACGTCCGACACCAAAAGGAAGTTTTGCTGAAGTGGAACGCCAGTTGCGCCGACCTCTGCGGACAACAAGGTTGCGCGAGTTGTCAGGCCCGTAGAAGGCTTCCAGTAATAAATTGCTCCGCCGCGAGGCCCGAACACAAGGTTCTCGCCAAAGTTGGATTGACTCCAGAGGCGAAGTGCTTCTGCGGTAACTTGCCCATTACCCCATGTTCCAAAGCCCCATGGGCCCGCACCCCAGCCCGTCAACGGCACAACAACAGCAGGGCCAACATTGATCTGGTAAGTCGCAGTAACCGTGCCCCCGCCCGTCGCCGTGGATGTAGCTGCGGTAGCGGCTGTGATGGTGTAAGTGTCATCGTCCACCACGGTGACTTGGTACTCGTTGTTTAAATCCAATCCGCCCACGGCAGTCGCGCCGCTGAATGTCACGTAGTCACCGTCCACGCAGCCGTGCGCAACGTCAGTCACCGTGACAAGGGTTAGGGTGTTTGTGGTGGCAAATGGGTTTGTCAGGGTCGCAGTGCCCCGGATGGGGGTGATGTCGTAATACGCACCGCCAAGCTCCAAATAAAACTTCTCGTTTGTGCCAACGCCCAAAATGTTTAAATTGCTTAGCGTGAACCAGTTCCACAAAGAGCGGCAAATTCCAGCAAATGTGGAGGATGACAGGCGAGCCCAGCCGCCAAGCTTTTCAGGCGTGCCTTGGCGAAACCGAATTTTGTCGCACTCGTACCACCCGTTTTCGTTGGTGTATCGGGTGTTTTCCCGATTTACGCCGGGTTTAAGAGTAAGTTTCTTCAGGGGCATGATTTACCTCAGTTTGCGTCATTTTCGCACTTAACTCAGAAAGAGCGCAATCTCAGCTTCTCTGCGCTTGACCAGACCCGGCAAGACTTTTCCGCCACCTTTTGTCCATACTCTAAAGGCATCGGCTGCACCCTCCCAGTCACCCCGGTTGGCCCTCATCCTGATCGTACTGCGCTGGAGGTTGCCTAGCCCGAAATTGAAGGATATAGAGACCAAAGCGTCAAAGCTGCCTTGACGGCCAACACAGCCGGGAACAAGTCGAAGAACACCCCGTTCAAAATCCCTGACATCAGTTCGGAATAGTTCGTTGATCTCTTCTTTTGTCCAGACACGGTTGTCCTCCGGTTTCAGCGGGTACTCGCTGCGAATCATAGGAATGTCAGCCTTGGTCTTGCCCGGAGGCCTGACCATGGGAAGCCTGATCTGCTCTTGGTACAGGACATGGCCGTAGCCAATTGTCCAGATGTGCGCTGGGCACAGGTATGGCTTGTTCCTGCACCCCTCATAGCGGTGCATCAGGTCAGCGCCAGCCTTGGACAGCTTCACTTCTTGCTCCAGCCGCGAGAGCCAAACCAGAAACCAATGATCCCGCCCAGCATGGCCATCTCATCGCTGGAGAAGATCAGGTCTGCGTACTTGATTACGTCATCAATACTCTGGATCAGGTGGGGATGGTTCCACAGGTAAACTGCCATAAAGGCGTTGATCGCCACCAGCTCCAGCACAAAGATGTAAGTCACCGTTGGGCGCACAGTGCCCACGTAGCTGGAAACCCATGTAGCGGCCTTCTCCAGCACCTTAGCATCATGGGCAAGAGCGGCCTCAGTCATCTTGGCGTCAGTCTCCATCTGGACCTGCTCGGTACGGATTTCCTCGACCTTAGCCTGTGCGGCAAAGCCAGCAGCAGCCAAAGCCAGTTCACGCTCGGTCTGGACAGCGGCCAGCTTCAATTCGTGCGCTTGGTCAGCCTTGTTCTGGAAGTATTCCAAAAGCTTGGGCAGGCCGGAGATCAGCAGACCTCCAAGAGTTGAAAGTAGTGAAAGCATCAATTACCCCTTTTGGTTAGCATGGCGCTGGCAATCTCCAGCATGAATTTTACTTGTTCGATGTCCTGTGGCGGCTCCGCCCAGCCCACGGTGATCTGCCCAACAAACCGGTGGTTGTCAGGCGGAACGCTGACGCGGCAGGTGTATGCCACTCCCTTCTCCAGATACCATAGCCCCACCTCAGACTGTGCGTAGCGGTACTCCGAGCAAGGAATCTGGTTGGTCATCAGCTTGATAACGTCGGCGTTGTTGGCTTGGTTCTGGCTAAAAAGACCAACGTCAATGTCTTCGACGCTCTTGTCTCGCCCGTCCTTGGTGTATGCCTTGTACAGCACCCTGCTGCCAAAAAGCGGGTTGACCTTAAAGATCGCCACCACATTGGCCCCCGTCTTTTTAAACAGCATGGCACTGGCGTCGTCGGCCCGGCTGGTGTTGATCTCTGGTAGCTTCTTGGACTCCTTGTAAGCGTCCAACATGAAAGTCTGGTTCTGCCACAGAAAGTATCCCGAGAACGCAATCACACCCATCAAGATGATGGCAAACAGTTTAAACGGCGAGTCCACATAGGACAGCACCTTGTCAACGATGGATTCTGGTTTGTCGCTCATCGCAGGTGCAGCATGTACAAAACGATGCCGTAGATGATCAGGGCCGACAAAACCACAGACGCCATGCCAAGGGCAATGTACTCAATTAACTGCGCCAGTCGCTCAGCCCTGAGCCTTTTCTCTCTGGCTGCTGCTTCAGCGTCTTCCCTGCGCTTACGGGCGGCAGCGGCTTGGAACTTCTGCCAATCGCCCCACATTCCCGGCCTACCAGCATAGACCATGCGCTCACGCAATTCTTCCTCTTGCTGCTTGAGCTGCTCCAAAGCCATGAATTCTTCAAGGTCAGAACCGCCGCCCTTCTTGGTGACGTTCTCCTGAATTTTGGCCTTGTTGTCGAAGTAATCAAAGACCCTAGAGCCGAGCTGGTGCAGCTCCTTGCCGTTCGCCAGAGCACCTTTTATTACTGCAAAGGCCGCATTGGCGGCGGCAATTTCTGCCAACATACTTCAACCCCACATAAGAATGACGGTCCGCACCGTCCAGACAGTCAACCCAATAAGACTGACCGCTGCAACGAATGCAATCAGCCAGTCCTTCATGTTACAGAAGCAGCATGAAGCCGCTGTTTTGGCCCGTACTGGCAAAGTTCCAGCCAGTGTTGTTGCCGCCGTTCACGTTACCTTGGGATGTTGGGGCAAACCAATATCCAGCAGGTGTAGCAGCGGAGTCCGTGATCGAAACGTAGCTAACCAGCACCTTGCCGCCAGTTCTTTTGGCAAGGCCCCACTGAGTTCCGGGCGTTGCGCTCGTCATAGTCACAAGGTTGCCAGCCGTACCAGATACGTTGAAGTTGTTGACTGTCTGTGTGGTTCCAGCCTCAAAAACTAAAGCAAGCGGTTGAGCGGTGTTGCTGATGCTGTTGAATGTGCTGCTGTTATAAAACCCGCCGGGTTGCCCGCCGGAATAAACTACGTTGTAGTACGTTTTCCCGCCACCATAAAAATCTTGCCGAGTCGCTCCCGTAAACGCTTCTGCTAAATAAATGGTGGAAGTCCCGGCGTTAATCGTGAGAGCGTATGCGCCGTCTTCCGCTTGCCAAGCGGCGTTAAGTGAGGAACCTAACAATGTGACTGCGCTCGAGCCTAAATTTAGGGTTCGATTGCCCACAGCAGTAGACGCTTGTGCTTTGTAGTCGGTAAAAGTAAGGGCGTAATTATTTGTTGTAAGCGTCCCAGCCCATTGCCGTATATTACCGTTCGTTGCGCCAAGTGTTAATGCGCTTCCAAGCTGCCAAGTTCCACCAATGCCACTAAATACCAATTGACGGTCAATTGTCACACCGTTTGTGGTGATGGTCTTTGTTCCAGAGGTGGCGGCAAAGGTGGTCGCGTTTGCAGACGAAGTAATTGTTTGCGTGGGCGACAAAGTGAGATTGCCGTAAATAAACCCGCTGCCGAACAAACCTGTCGTTCCGCTGAACCCTGTGAAGTTTAGGTTTCTGACGCTGTTGGGAGCTGTAGCAGTCCATTGATCTGTTCCCGCAGTGACGTTGAAGTCCACTACGTTTGACTCGGTAGCGCCCGTCGCTCCATTGTTGATTGTCCGAGTTCCAGTGCCACCGCTGTAGGTGAAGTTCACCGTAGGCGTTCCTGTGTAGCTGAAGTTGGTCAGGTTCTCACAAGCCCATACGGTTGCGGCGTTGCCAGTGACGTTGATCTGACCGCCGTTGAATGCAAGGACGCGCACCTCAAGGTCGGTGAAGGTTGAGTCAAACGTGACGCAACTGAGCGTTTTGCCGTTGAGGTTAAGCGTTCCAGCGACAAGGCCAACGACGTTTCCCGTGGAGGTAAAGTTATCCCCAAGCACCAGCGTGTTTGATGTCGCGCTGAAGTTCACCGTGGCAATTGGAATGCTGACACCAGCCGTTGTAATTGTGCTGGTGGCGCCTAATGAGGACACCCCCCAAGCGCCCGATGTGTAGGTGATGGTGACTGCGCTTGATAGCGTTACATTCCCAAAAGTATTGGCAGTCAAATTTGGAAAAACATTCCAATTGATGGTTAGGGCGTTGGTTAAAGAGGCTGCGCTTAACGAACCAACTAACCACCCATAATCCATCGCAATCGTGGACGATGCGCCAACTCCAGTGTTGTCAAGAATTACTGAATCCTGCGCAAGAGGGAAGTTGTTTGCTCCTACTGCACCACCGCTTGTTAACGCCCAAGCAACATCTGACCAATTTCCGCCTGCTGGCTGGTTCCAATAAACCGTTTTTGGTGTCGCAAAAGTAATACTGGTATTGCCACCGCCATTGCCAAGACGTGTTCCAGACCAAGGCGATGAAACGCCTGCTGCAATGATGTTGCCAAAATCTGTATCAGCCAAAGACACTGCGGCTGCGGTGATGGTCGTTCCAGTGTTGCTTCCACTAAGCCTTGGCCGAGAATTTGCCGCAGAACCCACCGCCGTCAATGTGCCGTTGACGGTCTGGTTTGCAGTCAAGGAAACCGCACGACGACCAGCGGCGGCAGGTGACGCTACGGTGAGGTTGTTGTATGTGTTTGCGCCAGTAAGGGTGTAGTTGTAGTACGTTGCCCCAAATGTGACGTTGTAATACGTCAAACCACCGCCGTTAAAAGTTATTGCTGCGGTATTGCCAGTGGTTGTAATTGAAGACGTACCAGCATTCAACGTCATGTTGGTGGGGTCAAGGATGGTCCAAGGAGTGCCAGTGCTGGACAGAGTGACCGCGCTTGCGCCAAGATTCAATGCGCGGGTGTTAGTGTTGCTGGATGAAAATGAGGCGGACGATACTGCATAACCGTTAGTAGTCAACGTGCCATTGGTAAGTGTCAGTGCGCCCGTCAGGGACAAAGCATCTTGAAGGCTAACTGTTGCACCGGGAGCTTCAACTGTTACGCTGTTGCCAATCGTTTTTCCTGCGCTTGTAATTGTCTGAGTGCCTGATGTTTTGGCAAAAAAGAAACCTGTAGAGCCAATACTTCCCAAGGTCATTCCGCTTGAAAACACCAAGTCTCCAAAATAGCGGGAGTTTGATGCGTAAGTCAGCGTACCAGAAAAACCAGTTAAGTCAAAAGTCAAGAACCTTGCCGCACCACTTATGGTTAACGTATCAGACCCAGTGGTCACATAAATGTTCAGGACATTTGATTCGACTGCGTTTGTAGAAGGCGGGGTAAGCGTCCTCCCTGCGCCACTTGCGGTAACTTCAATTCTCGATGTACCTGTATAGGTAAAGTTTGTAACCGTTGACATCGACAAAGGCGTGCCTGTTGTAGTGGTAACGACTATCTTGCCAGCGCCAAAAGCCAGTGCTCTGACGTTGCTGTTATTGGAACTAAACCCTCCAGAGGTCAACGTATAACCAGCCAAATCCAACGTGCCGTTGGTAAGCGTTACCGTGCGAGTGGCACCAGAAGTCAGTGCTGCTTGAAGCTGCCAAGTGCCACCTATACCGTTAAAAGTAAATGGGCGGTCAATTGTTACGCCAGCAGTGTTGATTGTCTTTGTGCCCGATGTGGCGGCAAAAGTTAAAACACTTGTTCCAGCATTAACCGTCATCCCAGAAGCAAATGTTGCGTCGCCATAGATATTTAATGCGGTGTTTGTTAGCGTCCCTGTAAAGCCTGTAAAGTTAATATTTTTAACAAAAGCGACGGCAGTAAATACAACAATATCAGAGCCAGATGTAATATTAAAACTTAACACGTTAAGTTCTGAGCCTGAAGTATTATTGCAAAGTAATGTCCTAGTTCCAACTGAACCAGAATAAATGCAATTTACAGTTGGCGTTCCTGTAACGGTAAAATTTGTTGCGTTAGAGTTAGTCCAAACCGTCGCATTATTTGCGGTAATAGTAATATTTCCAGAGCCAAAAGCCAGCGTTCTGATGTTGGCGTTAGAGGCAGCAAATACGCCCGTGGTCAGTGTGTAGCCATTCAAATCCAGCGTGCCGCTTGTCAGTGTTGTTGTACGAATTGAACCAGAAGTAAGGGCTGAAACAAGCTGCCAAGTGCCGCCTACGCCGTTGAAAGTGAATGCGTTATCAAACGTAACACCAGCAGTGTTGATGGTTTTTGTGCCTGATGTTGCGGCAAAAGTATATGTGGTAGCCCCTGCGGTTCTGGTCATGCCTGTAGAGGCTTTGAAATTTCCATAAATAGTTATTGAAGAATTATTGAGCGCACCAGCATACCCCGTTGGATTTACCCCATCAGTAAAGTCCAAATCACGCACCGCTTGGGTGCTTGTAATCGTAAAAGTACCGGTTCCGGCAGTAACCCTAAAAGAAATGCTGTTGGCTTCAGTAACGGCTGTTGGGCTAATTGTCCTTGACGTTGCGCTTGAGTTGGTGCAGATAATCTGCGGCGTACCTGTGACCGCCATGGTCGTAGCGCCAGTGAAGATCGTGCCTGTGCTGTTCAGCGTAATCGTGTTTGTGCCAAAGGCAAGCGTGCCTGTAAAACCCGTACAAGTCAGGGTTTGAATCGTTGGGCTGATGTCAAGCGTGGCCGTGCCTGCGCCAGAGGAGGCGTCAAACTCTGCCGTGTCAGCCGAGCCGGGCACAGACGCACCAGAAGCCCCGCCAGAGGTCGCAGACCAGTTGGTTGTGCTGTTCCAGTTACCTGTGCCGCCTGTTACCCAAAATCGTGCTGCCATGCTTACTCCTCAACAGGTGCATCAGTGACCACAGGAGGGTTCTTGACGAAGGCATCCCACTTGTCGTAACGGGCTTGCTTCATTGCATCAATCTCGGCGTCAGACAAACCATGGTCATCAGCCAAGTGCAGGGCGTCACGAAAGCCGTTAATTTCAAAGTCAATCTTGATCATGTCAGTTCCTTAAAAGCCAAAGACCTTAGCAACCATCTGCCACTTGGCGGCGGTGCTGTTGTAGAGAAAGCCAACGTAGTCGTACAAAGAGGAGCCGGATGTAGCTGTTGGCAAGGCAATGTCCGCAGAGCCTTGGAATGCTGCGTTCCACGAGAACGTCTGCACGTTGGTTGACTGGATTCGGATGATTAGCCTCTGCCCGTTTATGGGCGTCCCTGATGGCGCTCCAATGGTCAGCGTACCCGCCACTTGTGTGTTGACTTGCGTGGCGATGTCCGTGGTGTCCGAGTTGACAGTCAGAGAGGTTGCATCCGCAATAACCGTTACGCGAGGAGACGACAGGGAGATGATTACAAAGTCGGAACCATTCCAAGCAATCAAGGCCCGGACCCCCGCAGGAATGCTTACGCCTGTTGTCGGCGTAGCGCCGTTCACGATGACAGGGAAACCGCCTGTGGTTGCATTGATCACCACGTAGGCCTTGCTTCTGGCTGGCGCAGTGATTGTCCGAATCGCCGTTCTTGCACCACTACACAGAAGGATGGCTTGACGGGATTGGTTGGCTGCGCCGTCCGTAGTGGTTAAGGTGACGTTGGCATCTGTGCTCAAGCTTGTAGCGCCAGCAATAGCCGAGTCTGTCAAAGATGTAATCTCATCGTTAACAGTGTCGCCCCACTGACCGGAAAGATCGCCGGTAACCGGAAGGGCGAGACCCAAGAGGGATGTATATGCTGTCATGCTGTTTCCTTATGCGGCAATTTGCTGCCAACTTGCTGATTGTGTGTTGTTTACATTAACCCAAACTGGCGTTTGCGCATTGTTGATATTTTGCCAGCTTGCGATCTGAATGTCATTCACCAAGCCCCAGACATTTACCTGTCCAACGTACATCGTGGCTTGGACTCCAGTGACAATAACCAGATTGTTACCCTGAACCGTTACAAAGCCAATCTGCCCATCGGCACTGACCCCGGTGACGGGTACAACAATCTCAAGGTTGATCGTTACAGTGCCGAGCGCCGTGGTGGCCTGTAAGCCTGTGGCGGAAATAATTGCGCCGCCCGTAACATCAACATTGCCAATTTGACCCGTAGCTTGAACGCCGTCTAGCGTGTAAACGCTTGCTGCGGCAACCGTTACGGAGCCAATTTCTCCCGTGGCTTGCACCCCGGTAACAAATACTGTCGTTCCCTCTTGGACAAATACCGTGCCGAGCGCAGTCGTGCCGGTAACGTTTGTGTGGCCAACACCCCAGCCTTGAGCGCCCCAGCCTACGCCGGAAGCGCCCCATCCTTCAAAGGCTACGATTGCATTTGCCACCTGCTACCCATCAAGCAATACGAATCAGAGCGTTTGTTGCGTCGTTCGTAGGCATTTGGATTGTGAAGCTGCCGGAGGTGCTGGTCTTGTCTGCGCCAAAGTTAAGGACAGCAACAGCCTTGTCCGACTTCGAGCTGTTATAGATCAACGCGCCACGGGCGGTGATGGTCGCCAAGGTCCAAGTGGTGTCCGCAAAGTCTACAAACGCCGTTGTGCCAGACAAGGACACGGTTGTACCTGTCAGTGTGTTGCCGCCAGCGGTGTAGTTTGTCCCGGTCTGCGTAACCTCGTCGGTACTTGTAGGGTTTGCAGCAGGGTCTGCTGGCGCTGTGTACTGGGTAGTCGCAGCACTCAGTGTGGCCAACGATGTGTACAGTGCGATCTTGAACGTATCCGTGTCAAAGTCGTGCTCACCTTTGAGAAGCTGCTCTTTAAACGAGCTGCACATTGCTTGCGTGATTGCCATTTCTTACTCCTGTTAATTGACTGCAATACGGACTTGTCCGTCGCGGTAGGCGTCCATCCTCTGCTTGCCATCGCCCAAGTTCTTGAGGAGTGCAATCGCTTGAAGATACAAATCTTGGTACAGCTTGACCATGTCTGGCTCACCCTTCATGTACCGAATGGCCTCAACCAAAGCGCCATTGAGCAGCGCAGAGTCAAAGTTATCACCAAGCCATGTGGTTCCGGCGGTGACAATCGACTCTGGGTAGTAGTAATAATGCAACTCTACCGAATACGCTGCGTTTGGCGTTGGGCCAACGATGAACGACAGTTCGCTCGGATCATTGGTTCTTGGGCCAAAGATGGCGTAATGCTTTGGCAATCCCGTTGAGGTTGCCTTTGGATACGCCTGACGGATGAAGTTGACATCCTTGTTCAACAAGAACGTGTAGGTTCCGTTTGGCTCAATGACTGCCACCGAGTAAGTTGACAGAAAGTCATCCGGGGCCTGAAGGTATTGATTACCTGATGTCAGGGTTCCGGTGACGTTCTTGCGCAAGTTGGCCAACTGCACCGTGTTGTATATACGTTGCTCCGCCTGCTGTGCAAACAACGCATAGTCACTTTCTGTGAATTCGTTTTCACAGACATCGGCAATGTTTTGCTTCAACTCGGTGTAGTTCATGTCTTACGCCATCGGGCCTCGGGCCATAGTCCCTTTGGTGGCCGCACCAGTGCCACGGATTTTGATTCCGCTGGTTTTGGTAGCCATGCCATCAGGCTTGTTGCTGAACGCGCCCACACTCATATTGACTGTAGACACATCGCTGTGGTTTGGTTCCTTGCCGGGGTTGGTTGTGGCTCTCACAACTTTGCCCGTCATTGTGTGCGGCTTGGCATAGACGCTTGCAGGGCCAACTTCTTTGCCCATCATTTTTTGACTAAATTTAGCCATGATTAACCTCGCTTTTGTGCTGCAATTTTTGCCAACCCACGGCCCATTGTCTTCATGTCAATGTTCCGTTTGCCGCCACCGCTTTTGCTGGGCTTACCACCCATAAGCTCTTTGACTGTGGGGCCGCTGTCGCCCAAGTTTTTGCCATCGGTTTTACCTTTTTTGGCGATGCCGTCAGCAGATCGTGTGAATGCCATGATTAACTCCTTAACTCGTCACTACTGTGACTGTACCAATAAAACCCGCCGCAACCAAGTCATTTGGAGTCAATGCGGCATCAAAGCCTCTTGACCCGCCAACAGGGTTCCAGCCCCACTGAAACTGTCTACTGCCATCGCCAAGACTATTGGGGGAAATAGCACCTGAAGTCAAATACGTTGTGTCCCTGCGAGGGTTGCGCAACGCTTGCGGATCGTCTACCGGGAACGTGCCAAGCATCAACTGCGGCTGATCCGGGTCCCAGCACTCATGGCATACAAGCAGTTGGTATTTCCTCTGCTTGATGATCTCTGTCTTGAGCTGCTTGAGTTTAAACTGCTGACCACAACGGTCGCACATGGCAATCGCCTTATGGCCTGCTGCAAATCTATTCGACATCAGTAGCCACCGCTTCCTATGTGTGTGGCACGAGGAACAAATCTGACCGCCGCCTTTTCACGATCCTCGGTAGATGCAAGGTCCCAAGCCTCGTCATACTGCTGTTTCAACACAGACAGGCGATCTATAGCCTGCGGAATCTTGAGAGCCATTTGATACGACAGCCCGGCTACCATGGCATTGATGAACCTAAAAGGCACGTCCATGACGTTTACACCCTCTCCAGCATCCTGTGCCCGGCGTAGACGCCAGTAAATGAATTGGTAGGTCTGCGAGTTGTCCGGGGTAGGCCACACCGTAATAGCGGGGACCTGCGACCAGTAAACCACTGTGCCGCTGATGTGTGATGCAGCCGTGGTGTTGCGCTGACCACGGGAGCAGTTATACAGAGTGTTCCCGGAGATATAGCCGTAGGCAATCAGCTCACTGTCCAAGGTAATGAAGCCTGCGGCAGGAAGCTCGGAAGCGTCATCCACAACAATTGTGGTAGCAATGGCAGTAGTTGCCCCAACGGTAAGGGCCCCGGAATCGTTTGTTTGGCCGGACATGCGCTGAATCCAAACTTGGATTGGGCGAGCCTGCTGAATCTTGTTGGGGATTGTGGCGTATGTGGAGACGCTGATCCGGGTGATGGTCAGGTCCGCCTGCGTCGATGCCGTATTGGCTCCAGTGCGGATTACATGCTCCATGAGATCAACCGTGTCGTCTGGCAGGGCATATGTGTTCTGGCCGGGGACCAAGTTAATGGTCCCCTGCTCGAACGTCCACATGTTTAAACCACGATTGGCCCACTCCGCAAACATCAAGTTCAGCGACCGGCGAGCGGTGCGAAGATCATAGCCCGTCCGCAACTCCGAGCCACAACGCTCGTAAGCTTCCTCCACGATTTCTGTTAAATCGAGATTGAATGATGCGGTTCCGGAGGTGTATGCCATGATTTACTTCTTTGCTGTTTTGGCAGAGTCAATGAAAGCCTGAGCCGTCGGAGCACCCTTTTGCCCCGGCTTGCGCATTTTCTCACCTCGCGCACGCTTGGCGTGGATGTTGGCATATAGCCCAACCTGCCCTCCCGCAGCATACTGCGTGAAGTCGGTGTCATCCCGGCGAGCTTTACGCTTACCGGAGGGCATCTTGGAGGGAGCAATGGCCCCCATACCGCGACTGGCAATCATGTCAGCACATCCCGCCGCCAGCCATTTTGATCATCTTGCCCTTGGTGTGGGCTTTGGTGATGCAGCCATCTGCGCGAGTAACGCTGCCACCTTTGGCGTAGGCTTTTGGTTTTCTGGACTTTGGCTTGGGAGCCGAGCCACCATCGATGTCCTGTGGAGGAGGAAGGCCGGAGTCTTCTGTGTAAACACCATCTTTAATTCCACGAGGTTTCTTCATCATCATGTCGTTCATGTCAACTCCTTAGCAAATTTTGCAACGTGTTTTACCGCGAGAGGCGATACCATCGGCACGCTTTGAGGCTGCCGATACTGAACCGCCGGAGGCATACGCCTTACCGCCCCGTTTAAACTCAATGCTTGACTCAGAGTCGTCAAACTTCTTGGTTTTCTTGGATGGGTTCTTTTCTGTGGCTTTTGACTTTGAGGTGAACTTTGTAGGCTGCGCCTTCTCTTTCATCTCTCGGGCAAGGTCAGCAGACTTCTTGGCTGCGGCAGCTTTGCGGGCAGCTTCACCGCCACGCATCTCCATGCCAATTGCCCCGATACCAGAAAGCTTTCCGGGCCCAAGAGCAGAGATGGTGTTGGCAACATTCCGCGAAAGATCGCTTCCGCTGGTCCGCTCACCCTTTACTGTGGGCATGTCTGTATCGCGTGGAATATCCTCGACAGTGCCCATGCGGGACTGGACTTTCCCGGGTGATGTGCGGCCCTCATTGGAGTAATTTGGGTTGGAGGCAGGAGCAACCCTGGGAAAAGATGCGCGATCTTCTGCCGTTGCGCCACCGCTGCGAGTATAGGTTTTAGCCCGATCATCAGCAGATGCGCCACCTGTGCGGCGGTAGCTTTGCTCTTGCATAGCAGGAGACTTTGCCGGGGCAGGTCTTGCTGGCGCTGCCCTTGCTGGCGCAGACGAAACGGCTCGTGGGCCTGCGGGGACAGGGATTGGTGCGCGGGCGTTGGCAGCCTCCATGTCGTCCATCTCGGCTGGCGCTGCTGACGCAGCCTGACCAACAGGTGTTGCCACTCGGTCTTCAACAGGTGTGCGGCTTGCTTTGCCACGACCAGCACCAAAACGACGATAGGCTTCAGAGCCCTCTTCATCGATGTTACCCATGCGGAGACGTTCAAAGAAGCCAACCTTCTCATCTTTCGATGCTTCCAGTCCACGGTCTTTGTCAGACATTCCGCCTTCTTGAAAGCGTTTGATCTTCTTTGTCGCCATGACTATTCCTTAGCAGGTTTTGCCACCACGGGCCATCTTGACCATAGTGCCTTTGGTTTTGCCTTTGGAGGCAATACCGTTCATGCTGGGGGCTGCGGTTTTAACTGCGCCCATCTTGGTTGCCATGCCACCGGCCTTCAGGCCTTTGTGGGCCTTGGATGCTGGCATAGAGGCATGCTTAGCCAGAGACATACCGCCTTTGGCAAAGGGTTTACCCTTAGCTTCGGCCATCTCGTGCTTAATCATGGATTTGGGAGCACCAGCTTTTTTCATAAAGCCGATCTCTTTTTTAACCATCGTTTTGGACTCTTTCATATCGCCACCTTTTGAAAATTTGCGGCCCTTGTCCGCGTTGGAAAAATCCTTGCCCACGGACTGTGGGACGCCTGCCTTCTTGGCAAAAGCTGGGTTATTAGCTACAGCCGCCATGAAATTATGCTGCGCTTTACTCTTGCTTGGCATCATTTCCCCGCTTGAATAAGCTGGTCAATTTTTGCTTCAAGGCGATTAAAGCGCTGGTCAATGTGGTCAGTAATTCTTTGCACTTCTGCGTTAGTCGTGTAATCACGAGCTATCTCCTCGCGGGTTTTGTTTAGCAGGATGTCAAGCCGTTTGAGTTCATCAAACTTTTCGCGCATAAAAAACCAAACCGCTCCCATGATGAGAGACAGTCCAGCGGACCAGATGGTGTTGATATCCATATCAGCACTTCCATCGTTTTAAAGCCGCAGCCTTGCGGGTTGGTTGACCTTTTTCGTCCTTCATTGGACCGGGCATACCCGACATCCTTGCGCAGAACGAATCCTTGCGAGGGCCACCTTGAGGCTGTGGAGCCTTGAGGTTGCTGCCCGTCGCAGCGTTGTACTTTGCGCGGCCTTTGGCAGTCAGCCCTGCGCCTTTAGAAACAGGCAGCTTCTCGCCGCGACCCACCGCTAAGGATGGGCCTTTCTTCTTGGGTGTTGCTTTAGCCATTGACCACCTTCAGCTTTGGGGTGCAGTGCTGCTCGATCAACGGCATCAGCACAGACTCTTTGAAGCTGCGGTGATACTCTTGAGAGCCAACGTGCGGCAGGGTAATCTCGGGGTCAACAAAGACCGTAAACCCATCTGCCCGCGCACGCTTGCAGAAGGTGTAGTCCTCGCCAATGTACTGGCCGTTCGACAACTCAAAGTCAAACAAGGCGTACTCATCCCGGCTGTAGGCGTCATTCAGATACCTCCACTCGGGGTGATTCTGGATCATCGTCTCAAGCACATGGCGCTGGATCATCATGAACCCAGTGGCTACGTTCTCAACACGCAACATCCCGTGAGCGTCAAACTCAAGGGTGTTGTTTTGGTCAATGTAAATGTCCAAGAAGAACTTGCGGTCTTCTGCCCTGCGGGTGTACATGCCAGCCGTAATGTCCTTGCCTGTACTCAGTGCCAGCAGGCGCAAAACAGACTCAGCATCTACCACGATGTCGGCATCCACAAACAGCATGTCTGTGCAGTCCGACTCAAGGAAGTTAGCCACCAAGACGTTGCGAGCCTTGGTGATAAGAGAGCAGCCCGACAGGTGCGATAGCTGAACCTGAACGCCAAACTTCGATGCCTTGACCACGAGATCGGCCAAGGCAAAGGAGGTTTTGATGTTCAGTTTGCCATCGTAAGCAGGGATCGCAATCATCAGTTTGCGACCTGCAATGTTCATCGGGCGTTCTTCTTCAGCCATAGTAAATCTGCGCTGCGTCAATTGCACTCATGTAGGCATAAATTCCATTTACTGCCAACACACCTTCGCCGGGAATAAGTGGAGCGTTTTGGAACTCGTCTGATGAGTGGGTTTCATAGGTCAACAGCCAACGATTTGCACCACTGACATAAATCGCTGCTGGAGTGGCTGTAATGTTTCCAGTGTTGATGTCTGTGAGTGTAAATGTGTCGGCGTCTACTCTGGTAATAGGGTAGTTTCCATCGGTGGCAGCACCGCCAGTGCCAGCAACAAAGTGAATGCCTACAATAGTGCCGGTTGTTAACCCGTGAGCCGTTTTACTTATCGTTACCGTGGTTCCCGAGCGACCATATGTAACGCTTGAAGTTACTGGAGCTGCGGTTGTATCAAACAAAACCAAGGTCCCGCTGCCACCAAAAAAAGAAACGCCTTTAACACGGTTTCTTCCAAGAACAAAAAAACCACTCTGGTTTAGATGCGCTTGTTTTACGTCAGTTTGCATGCCCATATCAATCTCCTGTAAAGCAGGGGCCAAAGCCCCCAGATTGATTAAGCGTCAGCGAATGGGGTGACAACCGAGCCGGAGGCCAGCAGCACGCCAGTGACCATGTACTTGTTGGCAGCCAGCACAGTCACTGTGATGGTCGAACCAGCGATACCGCCAGTGGTGGAGCCGTCCAAGTTGATCACATCGTTGGCTGCGGCAGGGGCAAAGCCAGTCACTGCGCCAGAGCTGTCGGTGTCAACCATCAGCAAGGAGCCAACAAACTTGTCGGTGCCGTTGGTCTTCAAGGCCCAAGCAGTAGCAGCAGTCTCAACCACGAAGGTGTAGCTGGTGCCCACGTTGTTCACGGTGTTGGGGTCTTGGCCGGGGCCAGAGGTCACAGGGTTAGCTGTGGTGTTGATTGCGGGCAGGGTGATGACCAATGTGGCATCGTTGGTGCGAATGGTCTTGCCAGCGTATGTGGCAACGTCCAGAGTCACGGTGTTGGTGCCGTTTGCCAAGTTGACAACGGAAGCTGGGCCTTGGGTGTAGAAGCCAGCCAACGAACGAACTGGGCCTTGGAAAGTAGTCTGAGCCATGATTTTTTCCTCATGCGGTTAAGGCGTATCTGTCTGCATGACGTCGGCCCGGAGCCGTCAGATACACCGGAAAGTCCGGGGGTGGGTGCAATATATCACTGCGTTT